ATTGGTAAATACGATAATATTTTTATCGATAATGTAACACATTACCAAAAGTTATGGTTACTTAAAAAAGGTGAAAAAACAAAAAGTGGCATGCCTGAATTAAAGGACTACGCTTTACTAGATAACCATCTTTTAAAGTTAGTAGAAACATTTAATTCATTAGATGCAAATGTTATTTTCACAGCTTGGGAAACAACGCGGAATATTACTCATGATGATGGGCAGCAATACACACAATTCATTCCTGATATTCGTGATAAGATCGTCAATCACATTATGGGAATTGTTCATGTTGTTGGTCAATTAGTGAAAAAGGCCGATGGGACGAGAGGATTTGTTTTAGAAGGCAACCAAAGCATTTTTGCTAAGAATCATTTAGATACACGTTTAGGCTGTGTACAAGAAGAATTAGTAGTGTCATCCACAAACTAAAATACAGGGGGAAATAAATCATGTCATTCTTTAAATTCGATGAAACAAACGTAACTACAGGTTTTGAATTAGTTGCCGAAGGTAAATATGAAGCAGTAATTGTAAATGCGGAAGCCGGAAAAACACAAGCTGGTAAAGATAAATTATCAGTAGATTTCGAGATTCGTAGCGATGTACCACAAAATCACCAAGGGGCAAAAGTACTTTATAACATGTTTACATTCGAGCATGAGGTTTCAGTACGAATCGTAAACTCATTATTAAAAGCATGTGGGTTTGGCAATCATCATGTTTTCACTTCAGCTGATGATATTGGTAAGCAACTTATCAATAAGAATTTAAAAATCACAGTAAAACATGAAGAATACGACAAGATTGTGGATGGTCAAAAACAGAAACGTACGGCAGCTAAGGCGAAATACTATGATGTATCAGAAGTAAAGCCAGTAACAAGTGGTCCTGCTGTCATAATTGGGGATGATTTACCATTCTAAAAAACTACATAGAGAGGTTGGTTTGTACCGACTTCTCTTTTTTATACCCTAAAAGGCTAACCGGAGGTTGTAATGAAACAGAATCCATACAATTTTAATGAGATACCAACAGAGCTGAAAAATCTACCGCAGTGGGTGCTTTGGCGCAAAGAAGAGAGAAACGGAAAAACGACGAAGATTCCGTACCAAGCTAACGGAGAAATGGCGCAAGCAAATAACAGGCGTACGTGGTCCACTTTTGCAACTGCAGTTAAATTTTATTTAGAAGGTGACTACGACGGAATCGGATTTGTTTTTAGTAGGCAGGACAACTATGCGGGAGTCGACTTGGATAAGTGTGTTACGGACGGAAAAACAAATGATTTTGCAACAGAAATTATCGATACATTAGATAGCTATACAGAGTTTTCACCATCAGAAAAGGGCATCCACATCATCATCAAAGGTAGTCTTCCACAATCTGTTTTAGGTACAGGACGAAAAAATACAAAACACGGTTTGGAAATTTATTCTCACGGCCGATTCTTCACTTTCACTGGAAATCGTGAAAATTCTAATGATGTGTATGATCGTACGGATGAACTAGCGGAAGTATTTGAACAGTATTTTGATGATAGCGACATTCAAGGAAGAGTTAATTTAGCTGAATTTGAAAAAGATGAAATTAAAATTTCAAATGAAGCTTTATGGGACAGAATGTTCCGTAGTAAGAATGGTGACAAAATCCGATCATTATTCAATGGAAACTTAATTAATGGTGACCATTCTGGAAGTGATCAGTCTTTATGTAATCACTTAGCGTTCTGGACCGGGAAATCCGCAACGCGAATGGATGCTATGTTCCGTGAGAGTGGATTAATGCGTGATAAATGGGATGTGATCCATTTTAGGGATACAAACGAAACATACGGGGAAAGAACGATAGGAGTAGCTATTTCATCCACATCTACAATTATCTTAGACAACAAACAGCAATTCGAAGAATTTTCATTTGATTTTATAAATGAGGATGCAGCTGAAGTTGTGGAGGACAAACCTAAAAAGAAATTTCGTTTAACAGAACTAGGTAATGCTGAACGTATCGCATATGAATATGGTCATGTAATCAAATTTGTTAATGACATGGGTTGGTTTATATGGGATGGGAAACGTTGGCGAGTGGATACGAAAAAAGAAATCGAAAGAATTACAGCAAAAGTACTTCGCAGCCTATCTAAATCAGAAGATGAATCAGAAGCAAAATGGGCACGAATGTGTGAGCGTAGAAATGTCCGAATGAACAGTATTAAAGACCTTATGCCATTGGTTCCAGGAGAACGCCAAGAATTTGGTAAGCATAAGTATTTATTCAATGTAGAAAACGGTATTGTTGATTTAAAAACAGGGAAGCTGCAACAACATGATAGAGAGCTTAGATTAACTAAAATCACCAATATTACATTTGATGAAAACGCAAAATGCCCGACGTGGCTAACATTCTTAGACCAAATATTCTTAGATAATAAAGCTCTTATAGAGTACATGCAAAGATTGATTGGTTACAGTTTGACAGGTGATATTTCAGAACAAATTATGATGTTTTTAGTCGGTGGAGGTTCAAACGGAAAATCAACTTTTATTAACATTATCAAAGATATTATGGGCGACTACGGAAGACAAGCTAAAGCAGATACTTTTATTAAAAAGAAAGAATCCGGAGCAAATAATGACATTGCCAGGTTGGTAGGTTCTCGCTTTGTATCAGCGATTGAGAGTGAAGAAGGGGAAAAACTTGCTGATTCATTCGTTAAGCAAATTACAGGTGGTGAGCCAGTATTAGCGCGTTTCCTTAGACAAGAATTCTTTGAGTTCATACCAGAATTTAAAGTGTTCTTCACTACAAACCATAAACCGATTATCGGTGGACTTGATGAAGGGATTTGGCGACGCGTCAAATTGATTCCATTCAATCTTAATTTACCAGCTCATAAACGTGATAAACGATTACCTGAAAAGCTTTCTCTTGAAATGCCTGGAATTTTAAATTGGGCAATTGAAGGCTGCAGGAAGTGGCAACAAGATGGATTGAAAGAACCTAAAGTGGTAGCGGAAGCAACAGGGAAATATAAAGACGATATGGACATTCTAGCGCCATTTCTTGATGAAGTTTGTTATGTAGATGAGCGTGAAAATGAGTCAGTCATGATTGAAGCTAAAGAATTATACAACGTTTACGAAAGATGGTGCTTCAATTCTGGCGAACGAAGTGTAGGGAATAGATCCTTTTATCGCATGTTAGAAACAAAAGGATTCGGAAAAACAAAGGGGACTGGCAATAAAACGTTTATTACAGGAATTACTTTAAATGAACGCAAGCCAGTTACTAAAGGAGTTACTCAAACTAGTGAAAACAGCAAATTCAAGGTCACTCAGTAACTATTTTGTTAGTTAAATAACTTTCACTAACTTTTAATAACTACTTAAAAAACCAGTCGTATCAAGGGTTTAGGTTATCTATTATATATATTTAGTTATTTTAGTTATTTGGTTTTTATATAAACAAAAAAATAAAAATAAATATATATATTAGGAGCCGTAATGCCCAGTACCGATAACTAAAATAACGAATTAGGATCAAAACCTTGGGGCTGTAAGGGTGAAGGCAGTTATTTTAAATAACTATTAGTTAAGAAAGGGCGTTTTTAACGATTTTCAGTAACTATTTAATAACGGTTTAGTAACAGAGGTGATGGATTTGAAAGTATTAGAAATCATAAGCGCAATTTGGAAATCAGGCGCAAATATCTATCTTGATCCGAATGATAACCGAATTGGAATAACGAGACAAAATTTAATTCCAAAGGAAGTTATAAAAGCTGCTGAACGGAACTTTAACGAAATCAATACTTGGTTTCAATCCTGGAAGAATGAGAGTGTGGAGGAAATCACCATGTTGAAGATCTTGCATCAATTCTGTGGATGGCAACATAATCAAAAATTAAATGACTGGTTGCTTGCTGATCCTGATTCATTACAAATGTTCTATGATTGGACAATCATTCTTGCAAAGAACGGATGGACAGACATGTATGAAGATTATCGCCAATTTGAAAATGATGAATCGGATGTAATAGCAAGAAAGATATACGAACGTGCGGTTTTATATGCAAGGAAAGGGGCGTAAGAATGATTTGCTTTCACTACACAGATAAAGAAATAGATAAAATCCTTAAAACATTAACAATCGTGATTGATACTCGTGAAAATGTAAATGGACATATCCTTGATTACTTACATCAAAAAGGCATTTCAATTAAAAATCAAAAATTAGATACTGGTGATTATGGCTGCATGATACCGAAAAATGCAGAGTTGGGAATACCTCGTGATATCTATTTAGATAGCCGAATAGAACGGAAAGCCCACATGGATGAAATCACAGGAAACTTACAAAAGGATACACAAACAGCCTTTGAAAATGAGTTAATTCGTTCGAAAGACATTCCATTCACTCTAATTGTGGAGGATCCTAAAGGCTATGAAAAAATGCTAAAAGGACAGTATCGTTCGAAATATAATCCATTAGCATTACTTGGCAGACTTAATACGTTTAAAGCAAAGTACGGCTTTGAAATTGTGTATTTAGATAACAAATACAGTGGCAACTGGATATATTATCACTTTTATTATCAAGCGAAGCATTATCTTAGAACGGGTATTTTTTAATCCTTGGGGGAAACATGAACAAGCAAGATAGGTTAATAGAAAAACTGATTCAGAGAAACATATTTAAATTAAAGGATGGCCGGAACCTATTCGAAGGATCGTGTGAAGAACTGGAACGGCTGTTAAAAGGAGAAAAACAAGTGAGTATGAAACAAGGTCGTGTGATGTCGGAGGAACAAAGGCGAGGGGCTGTGGAACGTTAGGCAGAAGTTGTACAAAGAGGAGAGAGTCTCATAGTAAGGGACTCTCGAACTAGTGTATACCTACAATCACAATAGTATATGTTTATTTCCTGGGAAAGGTTAATCGAACCAAATGATAGACGGATAGAAAAAGATACTTGTCAACAAGGGAAGTAACGAAAAACGATGTGAGTGCTCTCGGTATTTATATTATTTACAAACACAATTATTTTATGAATAGAACAAAAGATGGTTATAAACACCAAAAACAGTTAAAACTAATTGTAATCGAATTTGAATAAAAACGATATTGTAATGGAAAGAGGAACGGATATGAAAAAATACACACCTAATATGGGAAAAGTGAATGTGGTTGAAGGTGAAACATTACTATTTCCATTTAGAACAGTATCAAATGAAATTTCAAAAATCATAGGTGAAGTAGTGGCGTTTGGTGAAACAGATGATGGTTTTGAATATATAGAGGTGGACGTAGGCGATAAAAGGACCAAACGATATGTAATTTAGTCAATCATTCATTTCTCATGAAAAAACGGTGCTATATAATCAGGGAATTTACTGTTTAAATCTTTTCTGAATGTCATAGGTCTTGTGGAAACTAGAACGTCTAAAAACGTGTAAAAACAATGTATAAAACGATTCATCAGCTTTGAGATGATTTCAAAGGGGGAAAAACGATGAAAAAGCATAAAAAACGGAAAATGAAGAAGGCAATCGCTCGTAGAGGTAAATTAGTAGAAAGATATCGTGTTGAAACGGCATGGAGAAATCTATTTGTACAAGCTGGCATCCTAAAATAAGTGAGGTGGCATACACATTGCTAGAGTGGTTAAAAGATTATCATAAATTAGAAGATGAAATTATCTACTTAGAAAATGATTTAGATAGAAGTAAGAAAGAATTAAAGCGTTGGGTGTATGGTGACTTACAAGAAGTAAGCTTAACTGCTGATTCAGAAGGAGGGAAACTGGAAGGTCGTATTGCTGTACGTGAACATGATTTAGCACATAAGATGAATGACATGATTGATTTTAAAAAGGTAATTAGCACGTTTCATGGTTTGGAACACAAAATTATGTATGGTAAGTATGTGGAGGGCAAGACATTGGAAAAGCTTGCTGAAGAATTAAACTACAGTCCACGTTATATCTATAATAAGCACTCACAAATAAAGCGCATGATTGAATATGCTCAAAAGCTAAGTTAACAAAACATTAAGTTCACTTCAGTTCATGTTAACTATTGCAAAAAGGGTTTATAGTAATAACATAAGGAATTGACGAAAGGGCGACTGAACGTATCGGTTGTCTTTTTTTGCTTGTGCACGGATGTTAAAGGACCACATAACGTATGATTGTTATAAAAATAACACAACGAACGAAAATAGAGGGGAAAAAATTGGTGCTTTTTACTCATATAAAAAACAAAATTGGTGTTATTAACCTATGCAAATAAAAATCACAGGAATATATATAATTATTGTATTTTTATCTTTATAGAAAGAGGGCTTGAAAAACATGTATTACGGTTATGATTATGATGAAATATATTTTAGACCCGAAGTTTTTGCGTCTCCAATAGTCCATCCTACTTCTGGCGTATCAATTAATCCACCTCCTACCGGTATGTGGAGTTGTCATACTATTCCAGAAATACAAATGCCGATTACTTATAAGCAGATAGCAGCTCTTACTCCTCAACAAAAACTGGTGTTAATGTGTTGGTTACAACAAGGTTAATATGGAAGTGAGATTACCCACGTGGGTATATGGTTTTCTAAAGCTGCGGATGGTAATTATTACTTTTAAAGTGGAAAAGATATAAATCATTAAAATAAAGCATTACAACCAAAAGAAATGATACCTTTGTATTATGTGATGGCTGCTATAGATATATATTTTTTTATCACAAGCTGACATAGGAAATATAATAAATGCTTTTAAAATATCAACCTCAGGTACGGTTCCGCGGATTCCTATTTTTCCATAAAGAGTAATTATTTTGTTATATTTGTATACAGTTTGTAAAGTTTTATGTACAAATATTGTTATATAAATTTAAATATGGACATTTGTTTATTTTAAAAGTGAATTTTGAAATTTCCCGCTTAGCTAACATCATAAAGAATGAACGCAAGGACAACCGATGCATAGTTGTTCTTTTTCTTTTGTCTACGGATAATAAAATATCACATACTGGATTATATAATTGATTTCAAATTAATAACAATTATCGTAGGCTTTGCTGTGATTTTGGTAGCGCCTTGTTTGTTGTTAAGGAAAGGATAAGGTGGAAGAATGAAGATGAATAAACAAATGTAAAGGGATGAAAAATGCAAATACAATGTGTGGTATGGCGAAGACGCAACCCAAATGACAACACAGAAATAGATGAATAAGTATAGGAAAGACGGATGGGTCAAGTTATATCGATTAAGTGACAGCAATTTGGCGGCAAAAGCAGCTTCGTGGGTGGATAGAAATTTTTATTCTACCACAGGAGGAGCTACTCAAAATGTTTTTATCATGTATGGAAAATATCACTATTTATATCATATAAATCCTACGTATTGTTCAAAACTCGTGTTTCAAGTGTTTTATTATGGGGACGGGTTCAGCTGCAGTCATATGCACCCAAGGAGTGGTTTTGTTGCTCCGTATGAGTTGATTGGTGCTTTCAAAATGGCACCTGAGTTAGTAAAAATATATAGCAAAAAATAAGGCGATCTAACATGTCCCAAAAAATGATTGTCTTGCTTGTGATTGCGGGGTTAATTGCATCTTATGAGATATATAAATATAGCACATCTAAATATCATATTAACAAATATGTGGAAAAACAAGGGATAAAACAAGAAGATACATCAGTACAAGAATTTAAGAGAAATTGGAAATTGGGTAAGTATATTCATCGCATATCCGTAAAAGATTAAGATCTAGATATATATCGATGATGAAGTGATGTTTTTCGCTTATCGTAGCAATAAAGATAGGATCGTACAAAAAAGGTGGGCGGGTGGTAGATTATCTGAAGGGGAGGAGAAAAAATTAAAATATCCACCTTTGCATTTGCGTTGAATCACGTAGAAATGTATTGATGAGAATGCTGTATTCATGGCAACCTGTATATTCAAGAAAGGTACCCCAAAAAAACTGGGTGCTTCTTTTTATGAGGATAATGACAAATTTCCACAAAACAAACGAACACAATGAACGAAAATAGAAATAATTAATCTTGTTTGAATTTCCTTTTTATACAAAACGAAACAAAAATTGGTACATAAAACCATTTTTTTTCGCGCTAAGGACACTCCCGTCTATTTATTTACATACGATATGGTAGCAATTACCGAAAGGATGAGAAATTTGATTAAACAAGGGCAATTACTTGTTACATTCAATTCTTATGTAGATAGACCGGCTAAAAGTAGTATTCATACACAGTTTAACGGAAAGAAAATCGATGAAATTCCCCAACTACATGTTGAAGTGATAGAGGTACCTGTAGGGGAAGAAGAAAAATATAAGAAATTGTATGAGCAACATCCAGAAGTTCGATTTGTTGAGTATAATGTTATTTGGAAATTAAATTACCAACCATATATGCGTGTGAAATGCAGACATAGGCTATGTGGGTGTCTACCGAATGATCCATATTATCTAGAGAAAATTGAAACCAGCAAGGATGGATTACAAGATCAGTGGGGATTGCAACGGATTAATCCTGAACAAGCATTTTGTAAAGTGAAAAATAGCAGACCTATTACTAAGATTGCCATCTTAGATTCGGGTATTGACCCAAATCACCCAGATTTAAAAGAAAAAATTATGGATCCAATTAATTTTACCTCAGACGATCCGGAAGATTATATAGATATTTTAGGGCATGGAACTTCTGTAGCGGGGATTGCAGCGGCTGTAACAAATAATCAAACAGGGATTGCAAGTGCGAGTTATAATACAGCTTATATTGTACCCGTGAAAGTTTTTGCAGGAGGACCGAAATCTATTACAACTACTATACTGAAAGGAATTATGTACGCAATAGAACAAAAAGTAGATGTTATGAATATGAGTTTTGGTTCGGGTGCTTACTCTCAAAATACACAAGAAGCATTAGAAATGGCTTGGGATCAAGGAATTATTTCCATCGCAGCACGCGGTAATGACGGAAGCGAACAGATAGACTATCCAAATTGTTACAATTATGTATTGTCAGTGAGTGCAACTAACAAATTAGATAGATTGGCGTCGTTTTCAAGTTGGGGAACTGATGTGGGTATTACAGCACCAGGAGTGGCAATTTTGTCCACTACACCGACGTATCCATTGTTGGGCTATCAACTTAACTATGATGCAGCAGATGGAACATCATTTTCAACTCCATTTGTAAGTGGAGTAGCTGCGATATTGCGTGTGATAAAACCATCGGCAAGTAACCAAGAGATTATTCAGGTGATACAACGATCGGCACGTAGTTTGGACACGAAGGATAAAAAATGGGATCCCTTCTATGGATATGGGCTATTAAACTTGAGTGCAGCTGTACAGGAAATTAAACGTCCACAAATTCCCTATGGGGAATATTGTAATTTGTTAGGTTCGTTTTATGGGCAAGTGGTGGATAGTGAAGGGAATCCAATGGGGGGGATTCTTATTATTGCAGTGGATAATCGCACAGGAGAAAGCATTAGATTGTATCAAACAAAATGTACGATTTGTCAGATGGGTGAAGAAGTTTCTCGGCAAAGTGACGGTATGTTTCGCTTATTCAATTTACCAGGCGGGAATTACTCTATTTACGTGAGAGCTGTTATACCAGAACTTAGATTGATTGAAAGTGTAGATGTTGTCCTGGGTGCAGATGTGTATGTAAAATTAGTATTTCCAGGTGAGGAAGAAAATACAACAAGCGGATTGGAAAGAAACAAAGGGAATTTTTAATAAAAGGATATGTTGACATGTTGTATTTGTTGCAATAGATAGAAGCATCCTTTCGGGTGCTTTATTTTGTAATAGGACTCATTGTGAGGTGGGTGAATGGCAAAGGATTATGCAAAGAAATTTTATAAATCAACAGACTGGGAGAAATGCAGAGAGTCATACATCGCTACAACATTAGATGGAATGTGTGAGCATTGTAAAGAAGAACCTGGTTATATCGTTGACCATATCGTGGAGATAACACCAGATACTATTAACAATCCAGATATCACATTGAACCATGAGAATCTACAATACTTATGCTTACCTTGTCATAATACAAAGACGTTTGGTAAGTCAGTATTAATTAGAGATGATGTGATGTTTGATAGCGATGGAGATTTAATTAGAAGGAAATAAAAAATAACAATCCCCCTTTAAAAAATAAAATTTCAAGTCTGATAGGGACCGAGAGGGGAGCTTCATGTAACGCACAGGTCATACGTGTGAGGGGTGTAGGTAGAAAGAAGAGGTGATTTTTATGACGGAAAAGAAAGAGTTAACAGTAAATGAAAGACGTTCCATTGAAGAAGAGAAACTTTGGAAAGCTTTAGAGGAACTTAGTGATAATAAAAAGAAAGTTGTTGAAAAAACTGTTGTTGATGCAGCCTTTAAAGCTATTCAGCTTGAAGATTTACATAAAGTTATTCAAGAAGAAGGAGTTATTGAAGAATATCAGAACGGAAACAACCAAAGCGGACGGAAAGTTTCTTCAAACGTTCAAGTTTACAACTCTTTAGATAAAAGTTACCAATCTCAAATCAAAATACTACTTGATGCGTTGCCAAAAGAAACGGTTATTCAGGAGAGAGATGATGGGTTTGAATCATTTGTGGTGAATAGATGATTCAATATCCATTAGTATATAACCCAATCATAGAATACTGGAATAAAATTGATTCTGGTGAAGAAATTATTTCTGATAAAGTCAGACGAGTATATAAAAAAATTGTGGACGACCTCGACAACGGCAACAGCGAATGGGAATACGATCCGAAACGTGCCAATCATGCGATGGAATTCATTGAAAACTTTTGTAAGCATAGTAAAGGTAAAATGGGAGGTAAACCATTCTTACTAGAACTTTGGCAAAAGGCAATGACAGCCGCTTTATTTGGATTTGTTCATAAAATAGACGGTGTTAGGAAATATCGAGAATTCATTTTAATTGTGGCCAGGAAAAACGGAAAGTCAGCATGGGGTTCAGCTATTGCGCTTTATATGATGGTTGCTGATGGAGAACCAGGACCGGAAATAGTATCTGCTGCAACTAAAAAAGACCAAGCAAAAATCATTTGGTCCGAAGCGAAACGAATGGTTAAAAAATCACCAGTTCTTTCGAAGCGTATTCGTGCATTAGTTGCTGAAATGATTTCTAATTTCAATGATGGCTCATTTAAACCGTTATCAAGCGACTCAAATACTTTAGATGGTCTTAACGTTCATTGCTCTCTTATTGATGAACTTCATGCTATTGAGGATAAAAACCTTTATGATGTTATTGTGGATGGCATGACAGCGCGCGAACAACCTATTTCAGTTATTACGACTACAGCCGGAACTGTTCGTGAAGGTATTTTCGATATCAAATATGAAGAAGCGGAACGTATTATTAATGGATATGATGATCCAGATGGTTATAAAGATGAACGAGTTCTGCCAATCATCTATGAATTAGATAAGCGTGAGGAATGGGTAAACGAATCATGTTGGAAAAAAGCGAATCCAGGGCTTCAGGAGAGCATTCTCATTCCGTTTCTATTCCATCGCATAGACACCAAGTTAATATTCCGGATCATTCTCATAACGTAACTATACCAGCGCATACGCATAGCGTGTCTATTCCGGATCATTCACACCAAATAAGCATTCCGAATCACACGCATGAGATTAATATACCGAATCATACACATGCAGTCACTTTGCCAAACCATACTCATGATATTCAACATGGTATTTACAAATTACCTGAGCGTCCTAATAAAGTCACGATTAAGGTTGATGGGAATGTAGTCCCTGTTACCTCCACATCAGCAGATAATGTGGATTTAGAACCATATCTATCTAAAAACAACCAAGGCGAAATCGATCGGAATAAATGGCATGAAATAACTATCACACCAGACAAGTTAGGGCGTGTAAATGCGAATGTTATTACACGACTCTTTATCCAATCAAGAAAGGGAGGAACTTTCTAAATGAATAAAGCAACAGAAGCATTGATAAAAAAGCTAGTTGGTAATACACCTATCATAATGAATGTGACAATTACAGTTGACGAACTGATTATAGGTGCTGAACCAAAAGGTATTTTCGATAAATGTGTTATAAATCATCCCGAAAAATTACAAAAGGAGATGGACCAACATGCAAACAATTGAAATCCATACACAAGGCGGATTAAAAAATACGGTACAAACTGAAAATTACAACGCACAGGTGTTAAATGACAAATTAAATGACAAAGACCTAATCACCGTGCTCATCGGTGATTTTATTATTCAACGAATCGATGTAAAACGTATTTTGCCAATCAATTTACCCACTGTGGAAGGCACTACGAAATTAAAGGTTCATACAAATGGCGGAAAAGAAATTGAAATTATAACTAATGATTACGATCCAATTTTCCTAAATGAGCAGCTGAACAATAACAATACTGTAACAGTTGTAATTGGCGATTACATCTTCTCTCGAATCGATGTGAAGCAAGTTGTTCCTGTGAAAGAAGAACCGAAAGAACCAGAACAACCAGAACAACCAGAACAACCAGAACAACCAGAACAACCAGAACAACCAGAACAACCACCTGTAACGGAACCTGAGAAACCGACAGACCCAGTTACACCGCCAACAACTGAAGAACCACCAGGAGAAACTGGTGAACATACGGAAACTACAGAGCAGCTATAAACTGGTCTTTTTATTTTGAAAAAAGGAGTGAAAAGATGGATCGTATGGTGGATTCTGTGGGTATTTCTTGGGAGGATGGGAATCCCCTTCTTTCATTGTTAACGAATATTATTAAGAGTTATTGGTGAAATGAACCAAAGGACAAGTTCTACATATGATGTTAGGAAGAGAGGATGATATCAGTGCAAGAACAAAAACACGACGATTTCAAAGAATTATTAGTCGGGTTAACACGAGTTGAAACAAAATTAGATACGCTTGGTAATGTGAAAGATGTTGCAATTGAAGCGCAGCACTCCGTAAAGGATGCTCATTTACGGATAGATCGATTAGATAAGTTAGTGTTTTGGATTGGAACTACAGTGGTAGGAGCTATTATCACTGGTGGGATAATGACTTTTTTTAAACTCGCAGGAAAGTAGGGATAGGAGTGAATAAAGAAACGATCAAAAAAAGATTCCGTAACTGGAAAACATGGATTGCGCTTTTTTCATTGCTTGGATTTTTGTTTACTAAATTCGGTGTGCCAGAGGCGAAAAGCTTCTTAGATGAATTAGTACCTTATTTATTATCTGTTGGTATCGCTTTAGGTATTTGGTCAGATCATGACGATAATAAAAAAGGAGATGTTGAGTAATGGGTTACATTGTAGATATTTCACATCATAGCGGTAATATTGATTGGGATGTAGCGGCACTGCAATTAGACTTAGTGATTGCGCGTGTACAAGATGGTTCAAGAGTTACAGACCGAATGTACCAAAAATATGTACCAGCCATGAAGCAACGTAATGTGCCGTTTGGTAACTATGCGTTCTGCCGCTTTGTTTCTGAAAGTGATGCAAGAGTAGAAGCACGCGATTTCTGGAATCGTGGAGATAAGGATGCATTGTTCTGGGTGGCTGATGTGGAAGTAAAAACAATGGGTAACATGTTAGCTGGAACATTAGCTTTCATTGATGAATTACGTAAATTAGGTGCTAAAAAGGTTGGTTTATATGTTGGTCATCACACGTATAAAGAGTTCCAAGCAGATAAAGTAAATGCTGATTTCGTATGGATTCCACGTTATGGCGGTAACAAGCCAGCATATCCATGCGATATCTGGCAATACACTGAAACAGGAAATGTTTCCGGTATCGGTAAATGCGACTTGAATTATTTGATTGGTAATAAAAGTTTAGAATGGTTCACTGGTAAAAATGGCATCGTAGCTCCACCACAAGAAGGTAATTATGATTCTAGTTGGTTCACAAAACAAGACGGTGTTTTTAAAGCTAATTCTGCTATTAAAGTTAGGAAAGAACCTAGTGTTAATTCTGAACATATAAGAACATTGCAAGGTGGAAATGATTATACTTATAGTTCCTATGGGTATGAAAAAGATGGTTATGTTTGGTTACGTGGAGTTGATGGGACATATATAGCTAGTGGCGAAACTGTAAATGGAAAAAGAACTTCTTACTGGGGTTCATTTAAATAAACTAAAAAGATACCACCCTTAATTGGGCGGTCAGAGTGTTGAGAAACCCTTTAGGGTTCCCA